CATAAAAAAAGGGTCCCCGAAGGAACCCTTAATTATAATTGTTATCTTTAGATTAAGATTATCTTAATTCAGAGATATCGAATGATTGTAGACCCGCTACTGAAATCACACCATAGAAACGGTTATTAACCATTTTCTTAGCGTATCTCGTCATAATACCCTTTATCGGAGTAAAGTTGAACGGGTTATACATTGTAGGTGTTAACTGTAATGGCACGTATGGTGCGTATACATAACCTGTGTCTAATAAAGATGTACCTTTATGTCCCATTAAGATTTTTCCTGCTGGGAAGTAAGGGTCTCTATACACTTGGTATCTACCTGCTAATGTTCCTACCTTTTCAATACCCATGTTGTATGAATCTTGTTCAGGTGATGCGTTAGATACGTGGAAGTATTCTAAATCATCAAATACTGCTGATACTTCAGAAGAAACAACAATCCAGTTAGCTCCACCTCTTAAGGTAGATTTGTGGATTTGTGCTGAAACTTGGTTAATCTTAGTGATTAATGTTTGGTTCCAATCTTTCTGTGTGTAACCTGCGAATGAATTTCCACCGTTTCCGTATTTCCACTCATTGTAGTCCCACTTTAATTGCCATGCTGCACCTTTTCTTAAGTCTCTTAAGATTTCTCTATCGATTTCTGCTGCTACTTGCTCAGATAATAAAGCCGTTAATTCAGCTTCAGCATCGATGTTATGGAAAGCAGAAACGTCTTGTGCCAATTCTGGTGACCAAGATGCTCTTAATTTTCTTTCCGTTACAGATACAGTTACTGACTCTAAGTCAAAAGAAACCTCACCGATAGCGTCTTCAAATTCTAAATCAGAGTATTGTCTCCACTCTACTTTGAAATCTGTAATAGCTACTGATTGTGCTGACCATCCTGCTGCTGCGTCATATGTTTCAACATCAGCTTCTAAATGTATGATACCATCAGCATCACATATTTGTTGGAATTGACCACCTGGTGTAGCTGCTGAATCCTTTGAAGTTAAACCTCCAACGATACCTTGACCATACTTCTGAGTTACTACTCTAAAGTCTACTTCTTTATTGTTTAATTTAACTGTTAATGAAGCTAAGAATTCTTCTGAATCTACTTCTTGACCGTTTGGTCCGTGTAATTTACCAGCACCTGCATCTTGGAAACCTTTAAAGTTTAATTTTACTTTAGATACTGCTGAAGATAAATCATCAGTTGACGTTAAATCTCCTACTGAACCTGCAATTGGTGGATTTGCATTAGGGTCTGCTACTACGATTGCCGTACCTGCTACAGAACCTTGAATGAATTCACCTTTTGAGTAATCAAACATTCCTGAGTCAGTCGAACCGTCTTCGTAGAATCTATCATATAAATTCTTTGAACCGTTTTCATATCCTGCCATTGATGAAGAGTTGTACTCATCAGTTCCTGGAAATCCGAATGGCTTATAGTGACCATTATCACTTTTTCTATCTTGTACCTTTGGTACGAAGAAGAATAATTTACCGATTGGTAAGTTCATAGCTTGTACCGATACGATATCGTTAGCTAATAATTTTGAGAATACTCTTCTTACGATTGGAAATACTACAGTTTCGAATGAACCTGCTGAATCCGTGTGAGCTGCCTCGTTAATTAAGTACGATGCTTGGTTTTCAAATAACTGTGCAACGTTCTCTTTTTGGTGACCGTTAAGACCTTCTAAAAATCCTAATTTGTCCCATTTGTTAATTGTGTCTTCTTTGATAACTTTTAGGTGTTTTAACCCGATGTTACCAACTAATCCTGATTCTAATAATGCTCCCATTTTAATTTGGTTTTATATTAATTTTATTTATTTTATTATTTAACAATACCCATCATCTCTTTGATTCTTCTAATCTGTGGATTCTCATAAGTTTTAGACTCCACTAATTTTTCAGATGAACCTGATTTTGGTGATGATGAAATTTTGTTTACAACTGTTTCAGTTAACTTTGTATCTGAAGCAGTTAATTCATTTTTAATCGAATTGTATAACGACTTAGATTCTTTTAACGTTTCAATACCGTCAAATCTCTTTAAGATGTTTAATTTCTCCGATTTCGTTGTTGTGTGTTCCGTAAACAATCTCGTAGCGTATGCTAAGTTTGCGTTGAATACTCCAACTTCGTTTAATTTGTCTCTGAATACCTTTAAGGCTTCAGTTAATTCGCCGTTCTTCGTTTTCAAAGTTTTAATATCTTCGCTTAAGTCAGCACGACCTGCTTTATATTTTTTACCTTGATTTGAAGGGACTCTTGCGTCAGCTGCGTGAGTTCTTGATGCCTCTTCCATATCAGCTTCAGGAGTTTCTTCTTCTTCCTCAGACCCTTCAGTAACTTCTTCAGTAACTTCTTCTTCCACTACTTCTTCAGTAACTTCTTCTTCTGCCACTTCTTCAGTAACTTCTTCGTCTAATTCTATTTCATAAACTACTTCATCAGACGACTCTTCGACAGGTTCCGTCGATTCCGATACTTCCTCTTCAGCAATTTCCTCATCAGACTCTTCGTCTTCAGATTCGTTAACTTCAATTCTGTACTCGTCATCTCCGTCCTCTAAGTGAACAGTTCCGTCTTCTTCTTGTGATACGATGATACCGTCTTCTTCTCCCATGGATTTGAAGACTTTTAGAATCTCTTCGTCAGATGCGCCTGTCATATCAATAACCTCGTCCTCCTCATCATCAAGTGATGGTAATTCTAACGTTGGCATTTCAATGTCTCCGAATTCCGATTCCTCTTCTGACTCTTCTTTAGAATCGAAGTCTTCTAACTCCTCTGACTCATCGTCATCGTTGTCTTCGTCTTCGTCTTCTATTTCGTCGTCATCTGATTCTTCAGATTCGTCTTCATCTTCAGACCCCTCAAATTGTTCGTCTAATTCAGTTTCTTCTACGTCTGTAGATTCTTCTGATAATTCTTCTGTAGGTTCCATCTCTAACGATGCTTCTACGTCCTCTTGAGGTTCTTCCATAGATTCTCTTACTAGCTCATCAATTTCTTGCTTCATTGTAGATGCAAGTATTTCTTTTGCGTTGTTCTTAACCGCTTCCTCAAGTTGTGACACCTGAAGTAATGCTTCTTCTAAGATTGATTTAGCCATTTTTTCTATGTTTTTTTAATGTATTTATTTTATTATACTTATATAAATATATTTGTAGTACGAAAAAAACATACTACAAACGAATAAATATTAAGTTTTTTTTTATTTTCCTAAGAATGAGTTTAATTTGTTCATTAAGTTTAGTGTCTTATTATCAGTGATAGTAGGTTCTTTCTTATCTATAGACTCAGCATATTTCTCTCTATCTCCCTCGTCTTGGAATAGATATGCTCCTGGTGTTGATGGTGATGATACTAAATCAAAACAAACCATTTCGAAGTCATCTTGTACTTCATTATATTCTCCTGATTTTTTTAATGACCCTACACCTCTTGATGAAATACCTAATGTGACTCCGTGTAATAATAAATTCGCTGCGATATCACCCATACACGTAATCTGTCCTGTAGACCTAAATGCTTCAGATGTCAATAATTCAACTTTACCCATTAATATTTTACCGTCCCACCAACACTCAGTAATACGGTGTGATGTTCTCTCTAAATCGACTAAAGAAGTTTCAGGGTGATTTAATTCCCCTAACGCTCTTCCTTGTTCTATTAATGTTTTATAGTTGTCGGTTTCTCTCTTTAGGATTCTTTCACCGTAAATTCTACCGTTTTTGTTTGGGGTATCGTATTTTTGAAGTACCGCATACAACACAAAGTTATCTTTATTCATCTCCTTCATCTCTCTGATAACTGATTTGTTTTCAGAAGGTTTTATATGACCAGCGTCATATTCTATAAGGATACCTCTTGTGTTCGTATCGTTTTGGTTCAATATTTTCATAATGTTACATATGTTTCTATACTATAAATATATTAATACAAAGAAAAATTTTATAAAGTTTGGGTATAAAAAAAGAGAGGACTAACCTCTCTTACTTTTATAGTACGTAAAACTTGAATAGGGGATAACCGAATTATCGATTATATTCTCTATTATGTGATTAACATCTGTTTTAAAATCTACGTCTCTAATCTCATAACTACCATTTGTAAACAGTGTTATCTCACAGTTCATAAAAGACTTCTTACCTTTTTCTAACCCACTCGCCCTAATATCTAAATCAACAATAAACCTATCCTTTTTAAATTTATCTGTAATATTTAGAGTTTCTGTTAATTTACCTGATATCTTACGTTTTAAACCACCTATTACGGTATTCCAATTAGTTACGTTATTTGTTGGTTCAATCCAACAGGTTATTTTAGAGTATATTGATTTTAAGTTTTTTGAGTCTACAGTTCCGTACCCACATTTAAATTGTTCATTAACATTTAAATTTATGAATTTACCTGATTTCATATATTATCATAATCTTTTCTTTTTATTGTCCCTGATAATATTATAGTAAAAATAACCCTACATGTCAAAAAACTTACTTTTTTTTAGAAGTATTGTATAATACAAAGATATTCCGTATATTTATAATAAATAAGAATTTAAATACAATATATGTTAATTATAAAATTAGGAAAAAATGAATCTATCGAAAGAGCCTTGAAAAGATACAAAAGGAAAGTTCGTAACGTTAAACAACAACAAAAAATAAGAGAAAACAGATATCACGAAAAACCTTCGTCTATTAAAAGAAAACAAAAATCTAAGGCGGTATACCTACAAGCTAAAAGTGATAGAGAAGAACTTTAAGATAAACTTTCTTTAAGTTGTTCTAATTTTACTAAAGATAATAAATCTGAACCACTTTCGTCTACTTTCTTTTCAACTTCTAAAACAATCTCTTTTAATTCAACATTAGACTTCAATTCATTAATTGACTCTCTAAGTTGTGTTTTTAATTCAGTAACTATATCATTAACTTCTGACGTATTCATGTCAGTATATTTCTTAAACTTTTCTTTCTCAGATTCAGTCATTACCGAAAATTTGTCATTAAATTTAGTTACTAATAAAGAAGATAATATTGATTGTGTTACAGGATTAGTAGATTCCTTAATCTCTTTAGGTTCGGTTAAAATACCAACTAAAGTATTCTTTGACTCAATACGTTCCACTAATGTTTCGTACCCGTGATTGTGAACTAAAATGTCTAAATGTTTTGTAGTTTCGTTCTCATTACATTTTACTTGACCAACCAACGTAGAAAGTTTCTTAACTCCTGAAACGTAATCTTTAGTCATTAAAGATTTGATTTCATTTACTGCCTCAACAATAAACTCTGAAGCGATTTCTTTACTAGAGATATGCCTATTTTCGAAATCTGTATAAATGTTAAAAACCTTATTAAGAGATTTGTTTTCATTTAATACAGTCATTATTGTATTGAACGTTTTTTTAAACGTTTCTTTGTTTGTATATTCTTCGGCTAAGCGAGTATAAACCTGTTGTCTTAATTTTCCTAAAGCAATCATATTACAATGTGTTTACTAATAAATATCTTAAAGTTTGTATTAATTACTCTCCTAAGATATTTTTAAGCTTTTTTTCTAACTCAGTAGTCACTTCTTGACCCTTCATTAGATTTAATTTTTTAGGGACACCAAAGTCCTTAGTTTCTAATATAATGGATAAATCTTCTTCGGTATTACTCTCACCTAATTCTCCACCGTCAGTATCCATTGGTATATCGTCAGAAGGTTCTTCCGTTGCTGGGGAATCCATACCTGTGTCTCCCATACCTCCCATATCAGAACCATCATCCACATCACCTGTAGGTTCAGGAGCATCAGGGTCTCCGTATAATTCATCTATATTTGTAAAGACACCTGTTTTCTTTATCACTTCTGATGTCGTTTCCAATTCACTAGCAATTGCCTTTTCAAAACGTTGTTGTTGTAAATCAAGTTTAACCTCTTCATCAGACATACCTAAAATTGTTTTCTTAGCCCATGTGTGTGATACTGCAGATATACCATTTCCTGGGTCACTTACCGCATCTTTATAAAGTAATATCTTTTCTTTCCAAGCCTCAACCTTAAGTAAGTCAGACTGTGTCGAAGGATTTGTTAAACCTAATGTAAAGTTATTAAGTTCATCCTCCATCCCTAACATATATAAATGGATTACGGCAATTTTATTTAACTCTTGAATCATTGCCTTTTGAATACGATTAATAGTTCTTGCGAAACGTATATCTTGTAATGATAAGTTTTTACCGTCAGCGACCACATCTTCAAACCCTAAAAATGCTTTAGGTATACGAAGTGCCGCTAATAATTTCTTTTGTATGTATTCGATATCAGCAATCTCAGAAAGGTTTTGTGCCCCTGGTAGTGTATCGATTGGGTTAGGTGCGTTAGGGTCACGTACAGGAATAAAGTAATCTTGGTCAACTGCCATTTGATTATACCTTTGGTCCACTTGCCCGTTTGCTGGGTCCACCACATTATCTCTTTTAAACTTGTTCGCAATTCGTTGTACATATTGGTCAACATCTTTATCGTCCATATTACCCACAAATACTTTGAATACCCTTCTTTCAGGTGCTCTTGAAGTTCTATAGATTAACATCGCATCCTCAGCCAAAACTAATTGTTTCCAAATACGTCTTGCTTTTTCTAACATAGAAGTACCATAAGGTAATTTTCTATCGTCACCCAATAATCTAAAGTGTGCTATTTCCCACACATTAAACTCCATATCTTTTTCTTTCCAAACATATTTGGTTTCTCTTGATTCTGAAGAATTACTTTGATTACCACTTGACCCGTGAACATTCATTCCTTTCTCTATTCTTTCAACTTCCATATTCGGTAATTGGTTACAACCAATAATACCTTTCTTTGGGTCTAATTTAAGATAAAGAAAATTATCACCATACTTACATGTGTTTCTAGTCCACATAGGTAAGTTAGTGTCAATGTCTAATATGTTATTAAATAAATCACCTAATATTGATTTAATTCTTTTACTCTCTGAATAAACATTTAAGATATACCCTTGTTCTGACAGTGTCGTTGCTTCTTCAGCATATATATCTAAAGCCGCTGATATCTCAGGAGTAAACTCCATAGACTCATAATCGTAATACGCAGCCATCCTATTTGGTTCATGAAAAACCGCCTGTTGATATAACTGACTATCGATTTTAGTCCATTGGTTATTTAAGAACAACGCTTGTTGTGCTTGTAGTTTTTCCTGCTCATACTCCGCACTATCCGTAGTCCTTAACAATTCTTTCTTATCAAAATTGTATGTAGGTGCTGGGTCACTAACAGGACTTGCTCCTGTAGTTCCTCCAAATAGTTTACCTAATCTTTGATAAATTGTATAATTTTGCTCTGCCATGTTAACATATAAATATTCAAAATAATATTAGTTGAAATATTATTCTAAGTCAATATTAATTATT